CTGCTCATCAGCGTGAAGTCGCTGACCTTAAAAAAGCGGGTCTCAATCCAATTCTCTCTGGAACCGGCGGGCACGGCGAAAGCACTCCTTCCGGTTCCACTCCCCAGATAGATGATATCAAACCTGGGGCTTCCTATACGTCTGCTTCGCAGGCTATGTCTTCTGCCAAGCTCAATGAGGCACTCACTCGCGAACACAATGCAAATGCGGACCTTGCTACAACTCAAGCAAAGGTCGCAGCTGCTACGTCTGCGTTTGAAATGCAGTTCCCTTATCTGCGAAACGCTCAGCTGCAAAATCAGCTGTATATGAGCGACGTGGATACGTCTACTCAGTCTCTCAAGGCTCGCCAGCTGACAAATCTCTCTCAAGCTCAGTCGGCAAAAAATACGGCTGAGCAATCTCGTCTCAAAATTCCCGAAGCGGCCGCAATGGCTAAATTCTTCGGGGGCTTCGGAGGGAAAGTAGAACCGTGGTTGAACACGGCTAAAATTCTCTCTGAGTTTCTCCTCCGTTCTCATCTCGGTGAATAAAATGAATAACCTGAAAGGTGGTGATAAATATGGCGTTCAGAAAACGCATGTCCCGTCACAAGTCGAAAAAATCCTTCCGCAAAGGCGGAAAGGTTCACAAGAAAAACTTTCGCATGGCGGCCCGTGGTGGCTACCGTATGTGAAAAAACTCACTCTCAGAAAGGAGGCCCGGCAGCAATGCCGGGTCTTTTAATATGCCCTGCTACTACCCTATGACTCTGTATCGTTCCCGTGAGGGACGTAATCAAAATGGTTCGTGGCCGCTCACTTCTATCGTTAACGGTTATGCCGATATGCCTGTTACGGTCCCTTGTGGCCGGTGTATCGGCTGCCGTCTTGAACGCTCTCGACAATGGGCAATGCGTTGTGTACATGAGTCGAAAATGCACAAAGAAAATTGTTTCATAACTCTTACTTACAAAAACGAGGACCTTACCTGGGGCCTCGAAAGACCTACGCTCGTGCCCCGCGATTTACAACTTTTCATGAAAAGGTTAAGGAAAAATCATGGTACAGGAATACGATTTTTCGCATGCGGTGAATATGGCGAGCGGTTTGGTCGCCCTCACTATCACGCCTGTCTATTTGGCTTTGATTTCAAAGACAAAAAATATTACGATTCCAAAAACGGTATTGAAACTTACACTTCTGATAATCTGCGTCGTCTATGGCCTCATGGGGATAATGTTATTGGCGCAGTTACTTTCGACTCTGCAGCGTACGTTGCCCGATATATTATGGCCAAAAAACTCGGCAACACTTCCTCTTACTACTCCGAACAGTCAATAGAGCCGGAATTCGTTCGAATGTCTCGTAAACCCGGAATCGGGTCTTCGTTCTTCAATAAATGGAAAATGGATATCTTTCCTAAAGACCACGTAATTATAAACGGTCTTGAGTGTCAAGCTCCTAAGTACTATACATCTCTATACGAGAAACAGGAGCCCGTCAAATATCTTCGTATAAAAGCAAAACGCAAAAACAACCAACAAAAAAATGCGATAAACAACACTCCTCACCAACTCCGTATACGGGAAACTGTTAAAATCTCTCGTATAAAAACCTTGACACGTAATTTGGATTAAATTAATCTTCAAAAGCGGGCCGTATTCTTATACGGTCCGCAACTCACCGAAGGTGAGAGCCGCGTAGCGGCTACATCTTCTCTTAACTCTTCTCTTAACCTGGAGGCTCAAATGTTCGGTTACTCAATCTATGACAAAAAAGCGGGGCTGTATCATCCGCCCATGTTCATGCAGCACGAGGTGCAGGCCGTTCGCGCCGTGCAACATTCTGCGTCTTCTCCTGACAATCAACTCGCGAAGTATCCCGACGACTTCGCTCTCGTCTGCGTCTGTGAATTCAATGAATCCACGGGCGAAATGTCCTCTTTCAACAAACTCATCGCCCAGGTGGCTTCCCTGGTGGAAGGAAAAAAATCATGAATCTCCGTAACGCTTTCAGCAAACGCGAACGGTCGGTCCTCAAAACTTCTTCCGAACTCGTTACCCAGCAGCAGGGTAAGGAGGATGCGGATATTAACAACATCACCGAGCGCTTTCTTAAAACGGGTGCCACCGGCAACCGTCAATCAAACCGTCAACCTCAATTCGGTGATTTCACTGCTACAAACTTCCAGGACATGGTGAACACTGTGGCGGATGTGGACTTGGAGTTCTCCAAACTCCCTGCGCGCACTCGCGCGCGCTTCAAAAACTCTCCTTATCAGCTTCTACGCTTCCTTGATGACCCGGCAAACCTGCCGGAAGCTATCAAACTCGGCTTGGTGGAGGTGGAAACACCCCCCAAGTCCGAAACGCCTCCCGCGCCTCCGCAGGCGCCTCCCGTGGCGACTCCTCCTGTCGCTCCCCCAACGGGCGGGCTCCCGAAGGGAGACCAATAGACCCATACCCCTCTTGATGTAATGGGTCTGAGTGACACCAGTCACTCTCTCTCTAAGGGCTCTCTTGACATAAGAGGGCCCTTTCTGTATTATGGGGATAGGCGATTCTGCCTAAAAAGGAGCTTCCCTTGAAGTCAATAATGAATCATCAATTCTCACAGATTCCCCCTCCACAAGTTCAACGCTCGGTGTTTAACCGAAGCAGTGCGCTCAAAACCACTTTCAACTCGGGGGATCTGGTTCCTATCTACGTCGAAGAAATTCTTCCGGGCGATACCATGAAATTCACGGCTACCGTGTTGGCCCGACTTTCGACGTTCATCTTCCCCATCATGGACAATATCTTTCTCGATTTGTTCTTCTTCTATGTCCCGGCCCGTCTTCTCTGGAATAACTGGGAACAATTTAACGGTGCGCAAGACACGACCGACTTTGTCGGTCCTACTGACTATCTGATTCCTGAACTCGACATCACAACGGGCGGTCCCACCTTTGCAGGTGGGAGTATCTACGACTATATGGGTCTTCCAACTGAAATTGATTGTGGCGCCGAGCACATCAACGCTATGCCGTTGCGGGCGTACAATCTCATCTGGAACGATTGGTTTCGTGACCAGAATTTTCAAGACCCTCAAACCGTTCCTAAAACGGACGGCCCCGACATTCTCGGTATCTACACGCTGCAAAAGCGTGGGCGTCGTCACGACTATTTCACGTCGTGTCTTCCTTGGCCTCAAAAAGGGGACGCCGTTGCGCTCCCTCTCGGTTCAACTGCACCGGTTATCGGTAATGGCACGGCTCTCGGCTTCGGAAATGTTTCCGAGGAATTCGCCATGTATACCATCGGTGCAACACCTCAAGCCTACTTCGGTAAGGAAGGCTTCGGCATGCCGACTGGCACGGCTGCCGGCACTCCTACTGACCCGACCGTAAATAAATATGTCGGCGTCTCTGGCAATGCTGCTGACTCCGGTCTCATTGCCGACCTCTCAGCTGCTACGGCTGCTACTGTCAATGCTCTTCGTCAAGCATTCCAATTTCAAAAAATTCTCGAGCGTGATGCTCGCGGAGGTACTCGCTATGTCGAAATGCTCAAGAGTCACTTTGGCGTTACCTCCCCTGACTTTCGTCTTCAGCGTCCTGAATATCTTGGCGGCTCTTCTCGCCGCATCAATGTCGCTGCTATTCCGCAAAACTCTGAAACTGCCACTACTCCGCAGGCCAACTTGGCGGCCTATGTCGTCGGACATGGCGACTGTCGCTTCAACAAAAGCTTCGTGGAACACGGGTATATACTCGGGCTGGCAAACGTCCGTAGTGATATCAGCTACCAAAACGGACTTCACAAAATGTGGTCTCGTCGAACTCGTTTCGATTTCTATCTTCCGGCCCTTGCCCATCTGGGCGAACAAGCGGTGCTCGAAAAGGAAATCTATTACCCGCCCAATCCTATCACGACTCCGCCGGATCAAGTCTTCGGCTATCAGGAGCGGTGGGCGGAATATCGCTATAAACCTTCCTATGTCACCGGCGCTATGCGTTCAAACTTCACCGGTGGCTCTCTCGACTCCTGGCATCTTGCCTTGGACTTCGGCGCTACCGCGCCGATTCTCAATAACACCTTCATCGAAGACCATCCGCCTATCGACCGCGTTATAGCAGTCTCTGAGGCCGACGCGCCTCAAATTATCGCGGATTGTTACTTCGAATGCAAACACGCTCGGCCGATGCCCGTTTACTCGGTGCCCGGCCAGATAGACCGGTTCTGATGGACTCCGGTTGGGCCCCCGCAGTTGCTGCGGCCGCCGACGTCGGCGGGGGTCTTCTTACATCGGCATTCTCAATTCATGAGTCCCGAGCAAATCGTCGCTTTCAACGCGACATGTCTAATACTGCTCATCAGCGTGAAGTCGCTGACCTTAAAAAAGCGGGTCTCAATCCAATTCTCTCTGGAACCGGCGGGCACGGCGAAAGCACTCCTTCCGGTTCCACTCCCCAGATAGATGATATCAA